AACTCATTCCTACTATCACTTGATACGAGGTAGTCCATCTCTTCTTGGTAGTTCTCAAACTTTCTTTTTTGGTGTTTCAATACAATCACATCAATGTTTAGACTTGCAATAGTCCCATCTTCTATAAGTTGGGCAGTACTGATAACTTTTTTAACAGGCCCGAACAGTCCTTCGAGTTGAAGTCTATGTACCTCTGTTCCGTCTAATGTTCCTGTGCAACCTATACGGACTGCAGTTTTTTTCATCTTCTCTAAGATACCTTTCAAAACATTTGCTTTGAACAAATGCGCCTCGTCACCAACAACAACATCAAAAGACTCTAACACCTCCTTGGGAGCTTTTGCGAATGATTGCCATGTAGTAACAGTTATAGGCGCATCGAATACTTCTTGACCACTGTAAATTTTACAGATAGGTTCTTTATAACCATAGTCTTGAAAATCCTTAGTCATCTGTTCGACCAATGATGTAGTAGGTACAATGATGACCGTCTTGGTGTCGTAGTACCTTGCTAAGAGGTAAATGATAAGAGACTTACCACTTGCAGTGGGTGACAATAACAACTGTCTACCGTACTGTATTGCAGTATTAAATGCATCTATTTGGTAATCTCTAGGTTGGAATGGTAAGTCTAAATCTGCTAACCATGACTGACTACATTTCTCTCTATGTTTAACACCAATTACATCTTCTATTCCTCCAAACTCAAATCCACGCTCTCTACAGAACTCATCAATATATGGGAGTAATCCTATGTAAATCTTTCTAGTCTTCATAGAAAATAGATACACCTTACCATCCCACCATTTGTTTTTGTAGGACGGCATAAACTTTGCGTTTGGAACTTTAAATGAAAAGAAATCGTATAGGTCTCTTGCAAGACCATCATCACAATTAACTTTTAGGAAACACTCATCTACTTTAGAGACGGTGACGGTTGGTTTAGACATATGGTTTTCCAACAAACCATACTACTAATGACTTTCTTGTACCCTTAGTAACAGGTGTTACTTGATGGTATACAAAAGATGGAAAGACTACAACACTTCCTATTTGTTTTGCTGAATGAGGTATAGTTCTAACCGAATCGGTAAGGTCTATTTTTAGGTCTTCTGTCAATTTATCAAATTCTCTATGAGGTTCTAACCACTGGAAATGACCACCTTCGTAATCATCTGAGTCGGACAACTGAATAGTCATAGATAGTTTTCTATGCATACCATTATCATAAAGTATTGGCCCTGCATCTGTATGCCATGTGTAGAAATCACCCTTCTTTTTTTCAGGTTGTGCATCATAGATAGTGTATTGTGGGTTTTCTTGGTATTCTATTGTGTGATGCCATTCACATTCATCACATGCAATGTTTAATGCAACTCTTATTTTCTCTACAATATCTTCAGGCATGTGTCCTTCTTCATTAACAAACCACTTATTACCACCCTGTCGTATATCCTCGTCTACATTGCCTTCTGTAATAACACCAGTGTCGGCATCTACATCTTGATTTTTTTGTCCAATCATAGAATTCTTTAAAGGTAGTTTATCTGCAGCTTTATGAATTCTTGCAACCTCTTCGGGTGTAAAGAAACTTTGTGCAGTCCATAGGTAGTTTTGTAATATCATATTATTGTCCACTCATAAATTTTCTCCAATCAATCGTATTACGGATTGTTTGGTGTCTCCAAGTGATGTTAGTCATACACTCTTTGAGATAGTCTATTGTTACTTTTAATAGTTCTTGTCTTGCTTTCATTTCAGATAATTCTTTATCTGCATTAAAGAAGTAGTGCATATCTGCTTTCATCACACTTACTCCGTTTAGGGGGTCGACATCCCAACCTAATTCTTTCCTTCTGTCTTCGTCCATCTTACCTGTATACCACAACCACTTGTCTCTAAGTAGTTCGTTGTATTTGAATTCGTATTGTTTAGATAACAGAATCTTACTGGTTAGTAAGTCTTGGTATTTTGCATGGAGTTTTGGAACGACTAATGAAGCTTTGTCTAGTTCGATATCATCTATCTCACAGTCATTGTTCCATTGTTCTTTGATTTGTTCTAAATTCATAACGATTCACCTATACTAGTTAACTACTAGTATAACATATTTATAGGGGTTTAACTAGTGGTTTTGATGTCGTAATATGTAAAACGAAACTCCACTGTACAAGTAACTGTCTCCGCCTCTGCACCCGACTGAAGTTCTAGTCCACCAAGTGATATAGGAAAACAGTCATAGAATCTAAAAAACTTATTAGGTATATTCTTATTGGTGTTAGTAATCAATGTAATTTGTGAGTACTGATTTAAATCATTGTTTATATTGGATAGTTCACCAGTAGTTGTTTTCTGAGAATCAACATACGACTGAAAATCTGAAGATGAACTAACTGGAACAATTGCTTGCATCCAATCATACATCTCTTTGAAGTTCTCTAAGTCTTCGTCTACTAAAAAGGTAACAGCAAGTGTATCAAATGACACCTTGTCGCCAGGAAAAAAAGCATCAACCCCAATACCAAATGGTTGGTTTACTTCCGTAAACTGCAGGCCAGGTATATTAACAGACTGTACATAGTACTCTACAGTTGGAACTTTGTCTATTAGAAGACGAAAGTTATTCTTGTTAAGGAGTGATTTATTTATCTCAACCATTTATTTTAGTTATCCTTTTGTTAGAGGTAGTGTCATGATAATCTTCTCCTCTATACTCTCTTGTTGTTGTTTCTTCACAAAGATATCCATCTTTTATGAATGTTGTAATGGTCTTGCGACTCAATACATTTGTTGTTTCAATTCCATTAGGGAAAACTGATTTCTCCCATGGGCCTTCTTTCACATTGATTTGTTTTTCGTACATAATATTTCTCTTTCTTATACTATTTATAATATGTGGGTGTTTCCACCCACAAGGGTTTACTTCTCTGTTACAAACTCGTTGAGTTGTCTTGCAGTTCTAATAACCTCTTCACCAGTTATTTCTCTTAATGGTAAGGGTTTCTTATCATTAGGGAATGAGTCATTGTGTGCATAGATAGCATCAACTTCTCTTTGGTAGTTACTGGTCAAAAGACCTTCGGATAGGGATAGTAAGTCGGCTCTGATTTCAAAACCTGATTTTCCTTGATTTGACATATTGTTCTCCTGTGTGTGTATGTCGTAAGATTTATTCTTACACTAGTATTTAGGTAGTAAAAAACTTGACAACGGGGTCTATTTTTTGTTATACTATGTATATAATGAAAAAACAAACTATAATTTTTGACGTTGATGGAACTATTGCTGATGTAGAACATAGAAGATATCACGTTACCCAACAACCTACCGACTGGAAAGCATTCAAAGAGGCGACTCAATTTGACACTCCTGTACAGTGGGTTTGTGACCTTGCAAAAAAACATATCGAAGATGGACATGATGTTGCATTCTTCTCTGCAAGAAACGAATCACAAAGAAGTCTTACTGAAGCTCAAATTGATGAGTGGATTGGTAAGGGTCATCAAGGATTGTTCCTTAGACCCGAAGGTGACTACAGACCCGATGAAGTGTTCAAATCAGAACTTGCAGATAAATTCGAAGAGTTTGGTGGTAAGATTGACCTTGTATATGACGACAGGAATAAAGTTGTTGCAATGTGGAAGGCAAGAGGTATCACTGTTGTTCAAGTTGCAGAGGGCGACTTCTGATACTGCAACGTGCCACTGCAAAGCCAAAAAAAAGGGACTCAAAGAGTCCCTTTTAGTATCAAAATTAATTGACTTACAGAATGTTGCTAACTGCAAATTTTCTGTAGTATTGGTTAGTTCCAGCAGAAGCTAGTCCATTAGCAGGTGTAGCACCTACGAATGGGTTAGATACCATTCCGTATCTAGTTTTGAAACCAATTTTTGGTTGGAATGTATTCTCACCAACTGCACGAACCATTTGTAATGGAACGTAAGGGCAATAGAATAAACCAGCGTCATAAGGGTTAGACCCTCTATAACCTACTGTTAAGTAATCAACACCAGCATATGGGTCGATGTATACTTTAACTCTTCCGTTTAGAACACCAGCAAAAGTATTACCAGTATCGTCAACGTTTAAGTTAGTAGATAACGCAGGAGTATAATCTAATACACCAGCCATTGAAAGAGCAGATGCAACATCAGAACTACATAGGATAAAGTTACCTTTTCCTCTACGTGTTTCTTTTGCTATTACATTTGATTCTCTTTCGATTTGGAACAATAGACCTTTGAATTTCTCAACAGACCATCTTCCGTTTGCATCAACGTCTAAGTTAAACGTACCAGCAGATGCAGTAGCACTTGCTCCAGTTTTACCTTGAATGTTAACATTTCTGATAACTTCTCTGTTGATTTCAGCAAGAATTTCTGATGAAAGAATATTCGCAAGTTCTGATTCCGCGTCAAGACCATGGATTGCTTTGAGGTCTTGTGCTAATTCGAGTGTGTACTCAGCTTTTAATGCTCTTGATTTTGCTGTTACAGTTGCTTTCTCAATTGTGAAAGCCATCTGAGCAAAACCATTTGATGCTTCAATATCACCAAGTGCTTCTGCACTTGCTGTTGACATACCAGCACCAGTGTTCGTAGCGTATGCACTAGCGAACGGGTCTTGGTTTGAGCCAGCAATAGGAGTAGATGTATCTTGAGCTGCATTTGAGTAACCAGTTTCTGCTTCATTGAATAATGCTTCAGTCTTGTTTTCTCTACCAGCTGTAGAATAATCGTTATATCTTGCTTTCATAGCAAAGATAAGTCCTGTTGGGCCTGTCATTGGTTGAACACCGCAAATGTCGTATGCAACGAGATTTGGCATAGCTCTACGAACTAGGGATATTAAAATCGGGTCCCAGTTACTAATTGCAGAACTACCAGTAGCATTTAAAGGTGCAGCTTCGTCAAGAGTAACTCTATCTTCGTTAAGAGCTTTTTCTTGGTTTTCTAGGATAACTGCTGTGACTGCTCTTTTGTAGTTGTCTTCGATTTTTGGCAAATCGGAGTGTTCTAGAATAGGGCTCCACTTTTCTTGTAAGTTTTCTGATAAAAACATTTTATTTTCCTTTAATTTTAACCTAATGGTTTAAGTTTACTAATCGCAGATGAATATCTTGCAATAGTTGGGTCAAGTACAGGTTCAGAACTTTCGTCCTCGTATGTACCTTCACCTTCCATTACTAGAGTTTCTTCTACTATAGAATCTACATCACTTGGGAAATAAGCTTCTTTGATTTCAACTACTTTCTCTTGAAAGTCTTCTACGTCTTTGAAGTCTACACCATTTGATAAAGATTCTAATTTCTCTTTTTGTGATTCAGATAAGTCGTTTCCAGCTTCTCTAACCACATTACTTCTCTTGAGAGCATCTAACTCTTCAGTGATGTCCATATTTCTAGTGACTTCACCATCAAGTTTTTGTTCCATCTCATCGAGACGATTTGCGAGTTCGTCAATAACATTGTATTTATCTTCAGGAACTTCGACATAATGTTCAGTGAACAATGTCTTTAATCCATCAATAAACCCTTCTGTCATTTCTGACCTCAAACCTCTTTCTATTGCAAGTTCGTTTTCTTTCGTCCACTCTTCTGCACAATATGAAAGATACTTGTCAACTGCTTCCGTAAGGTCACCTTTAACAGTATCAACTGAGGTTTTTAAATTTTGTGAATACTGAGACTCTAACTCTTCTTTAAGTTCTGCAACTTTTGATTTCACTGCAGCTGTAAAGATAGTTTTTGCTTTCTCAGCATTTTCTTCTGATAAGTCTAATGCTTCAGAAATTGCTGATAGGTCGTCATCTATTTCAATTTCAACTAAAGATGCTTCAACTGATGCAGACTCTTTGACTTCTTTGTCATCTTCGTCTTCATCTTCGTCTTCATCTTTTTCTTCTTTGACTTCGTCTTCATCTTCGTCATCGTCTGACTTTTTCTTCATTTTTTCAAATGTTTCTGCAACTGACTCTTCGTCCATTGCTTTTAATGATTCGACTACTTGTCTTGCGACTTCTGCTTTAGTCAAGGTTTCGTCTAACTCTTCTTCAGATATTGTTCCCAATACTTGTTGAATTTCTTCCTTAGTCATTTCCTTCATGTTGTTGACGATAGCCTTGATTGATTCCATTTTAGACATTGAACTGTCTTCATCAGAATCTTCTTTAACTTTTTTAAGTTTTACTTGCTTCTCGGCAGGAGCTTCACCTTTCTGTTGAGCATCTCCACTCACTTCTTTGGTTCCTTTCTCTGCACTTTTTACTGAGGCAACTGCTTTGTCAACAGGATTTTCTTCAGGTTTGACGACTTCACCCTTTCCACCTTCGATTGAAGCTGCATCTGATGAACCTTGCTTTACAGGTTTTGAGTCACCTTTTTCTGCTTTAGAATCAGGCTGCATTGCCTCTTCTATTGCTTGTTGTAGGTTATTTTCTAAATCTGCCATTTCTTTCTCCTGTTTGAGATTATTTTGTATTCTCTTTTTTATTTATATGTTATAGACTCTCAACGAACCTTTTCCATAGATTTAACTTAGTTTCTTCTAACTTATTTAGTTTTGCAGTTTTTAGTTGTTTCTGCATTTTCTCCATTTCTACTGCCTTTAATATACCACTCTCCATTACCCACTCAACACCTTCCATAATACCTTCTACGAAGGCTTCGGGTGCAGACGGGTCGGCAACGATATCAGCTGCAGTTGCAAGTTGAAAGTCACTTTTCACATGTTGAATACCACCTTTTTCTTCCAAAGAACCTAATCCTCTAGATGATACTCCTAATTTAGCACCATCATTGATTAAATTCTTTACGATTTGACCATTGGGTGTGCTTAAAATCTTTGCTCGTCCCACGAAGTTATTACCA